AATCAAAATTACAACAATTTTTAAAAAATCAGGGAAAACCACTAGACAATACATTAACTTTTGGTTAATAATACTTTTACTGGATGTCCAGTTTTATTTGAAAAGGAAATTAACATGAACGCAAATGACCTCACCATCTCCCCAGTAGACACATTGGGCGAATTGCTCGCTCGCATTGCAGAACTCACAGCACAAGCTGACAAAATCAAAGATGACATCAAAGACAATGCATCTAAAGGTGGTGCTAAGGTAGTCGAAGGTGCTTTGTTTAAAGCTACATACATCGAAGCCAATCGCAGAACAACAGATTGGAAAGCCATTGCAAAAATCTACAGTATTCCTGAGGATGTAATCATTGACAACACAAGCGTCACAGCAGTGTTCTCAGTCAAAGTAACTTCACGTTAAATCAAATGCCCCTTCGGGGGCTACAAAGGAACAATCATGAAAGAATTAGAAACAATAATGAACACTGAAGATGGCGTAAGAGTGTGTGTAGATGAATTTGGTGAGAATGTGTGGTTTGGTTTCCAAGCTCGTAATGCCACCTTTCACACTCAGTTTACTTGTGCAGAGGCAGAGCAGTTGTTGGTAGCCCTGCAAAAGATTTTGGCTAAAGAAGTAGCATGAAGTTCATAGAACTTTTTGCGGGCATTGGTGGCTTTCGCATAGGCTTAGAGCGTGCGGGTCATCAATGCGTATGGGCAAACGAATTCCAACCAAAGGCGGCGAGCATATATGAGCACAATTTTAAACACGCACCAGACACCAGAGACATCCGAACAATACTTCCTGAAGAAATCCCCGAAGCCGATTTACTCGTTGGAGGATTTCCGTGTGCAACTTTCTCAGTTGCAGGAAGACGAACAGGGTTTAACACCGAAGATACACGAGGTACTCTCTTCTTTGAGATATGCCGAATCCTCGGTAGTAAAAGAATTCCATATGTATTCCTTGAAAACGTCAAGGGACTCCTCAACCACGACGGTGGAAGAACCTTTGCAGTTATCCTCGCAAGTTTGGATGAACTGGGGTATGACTGCCAATGGGAATGTGTTAACAGCAAGAATTTCGGAGTCCCACAGAACAGGGAGCGAGTATTCATTATCGGACATCTTAGAGGAAAACCCAGACCCAAAGTATTTCCTCTCGGAGAGTGCGTTGCAGAGGATGTTGGACAAGACGAACGACAAGAAGCTAATCACGAAGGAGAAGGAGATAAACATGATTCAGGGGGATCTGTTCGAGCAACTCATTGGAGACGAACTCATTTCAGAGACATAAAGGGTGACCACGCTCCAACGCTGACCGCAAACATGGGTACAGGGGGGAACAATGTACCTTTTGTCACTGGGAAGGTAATGGAAGCTCGTGATGTGTTCCCTACCCTAGATGGGCACTACTGGAAGGGTATTCAGAACAACCAAGGGCGTGGTGCAGTTATGCAAGTTCGTCCTGTTCTTACCCCTCACAGAGAGGAAAAAAGACAGAACGGTCGTCGTATCAAAGATCATAACGAACCTGTTTTTACTTTGACTGCACAAGACCGCCACGGTCTGATGGTTGGGACATCGCTAAGGAAGCTCACACCTTTAGAGTGTGAAAGGCTTCAGTCTCTACCTGACAACTGGACAAAATGGTACAAGGACGGTTCTTTGGTTGGTGACGCTCAAAGGTATGAAAGGTGTGGACGAACAGTCACAGTTAATGTTATTTATGAAATTTCAAAAAGGTTACCACTATGAAATCTTGGACATTTGACTCGGAGGAAATCACAACAAAGTTTGACTCCCATGTGAGGGAGCAACTCCCATGGTATGACATGGTGACTGAGACGGTTGCATTCATTACAAGGAATTACCTTACATCACAAAACCAAGTAGTAGACATTGGGTGCTCGACTGGGAACATGATTGACAAGCTATTGCCTTTGCTTAAAGACCGAGATGCTGAGATTTTGGGGTTCGAGAGTAGTAAGAGTATGTTTGATTTTGCCGAAAGAAAATATGAAGACGAGGATTGCGTTGATATTGAATACGGAGACATTACTGAGGAATATATTCCCCATGCTCAGGTTTATATTTTGTTCCTGACTTTGATGTTTATCCCAATAGATAGGCGAAAAAAGCTTTTAAACGGCATTAGAGAGCGTTGTAAAAAGGGTGGGGCAATCATAGTGGTGGACAAGATTAACGACCATGGAGGGTACTTCTCGACCGTTTTAAAACGATTGACATGGCATTTCAAGATTCTGCAGGGGGCGAAGCCTGAAGATATTGTGGGTAAAGAAATTGAATTGTGTGGGGTTCAAATACCAATTGATGCAAATTTACTACACGATGGGAAAATGTTCTTCAGGATGGGAGACTTTGCAGGATGGGTAATTGAATGTTAACAACATCTTTATATAACATCATTTCATGGGTGCTCATCCTTTCAGGAGCGATGGGCATCTTTACCATCTCAGCCTTAGTGTTTTGGCTTATTTACTGGGAGATTACCAATTGAACGAAAACAAGATAAACCAAGCCTTTGAGAAAGCCTATGCTGAGTGGAAAGCAGACGCTACCCAACAGCTAAAGACAGCAGAGGACGAGGCATTTGAGGCACTAGAGAGGCAACTGTCAGGTTGGCGTAAGAGACAGATAGAACAGAAGATGGACAGTATAGAAAAGTATGACCCATCAAAGATATTCATCCAAGCAGGGTGGTACAGCAAAGAGCAGTTGACTAACCTCATAACCAAAATGGATCAAAAATGACTAATGAAGAAATCTCAGGAACAAAAATTACTTTTTACAAACCTCCTGAACCTGTTGGTTATTGGTGTTTATATGGTGGCTCACCAACAACAACATTTGCAATGTTTCAAAAGCCAACTGATGAACAAATTAAAAACACAACTGAGTTGTTGGGATGGATTTGGAAGGATGCAAAATGACTAACGAAGAGATCATAGAGTTGGCACATAAGGCGGGTCTTCACTTGGCAACAGATGTGAACTGGATGCCCATAATAGGGCTTGAGTATCTTGAAAGATTTGCCAAACTGATAGCAGAAAAAGAACGTGAGGCGTGTGCAAAGATGGTTGAAGATTCTTGGATGGCCTTTGCTAGAAGAAGTAATCGTTTGGACATTACGCCATTTCCAGAATTAACTTATGTTGCCGAAGCAATCCGAGCAAGAGGAGATAGCAAATGATTACGCAAGAAAAACTTAAAGAGTTGGTTGATTATGTTGATGGAAAGCTCATTGCAAAAACCAATAGCAAATGCAGAAAAATTGGTGATGAATTAAGTTCGCTTACAGACAAGGGTTATCTCAGGTCAAGCGTAGATGGTAAGTCTTACCGTGTACATCGTTTGGTTTTTTTGTATCACCATGGGTATATGCCAATTCAGGTTGACCATATTGACGGCAACAGAATAAACAACAAAATTGAAAATTTAAGAGAGGCAACATCATCACAAAACAATCAAAATAGAAAAGCTACAAGCTCAAGTGGTGTCAAAGGTGTTGTCTGGCACAAGCAATCAAAAAAATGGGTTGCGTCAATTTGTGTAAACAGAAAAAGCATTCACCTTGGTTCATTTTTATCAATTGAAGAAGCCGCCTTAGTCGCAAATAAAGCTAGGCAGTCAGCACATGGTGAATTTTATAGGGGACAAGAATGAAAGTACACCATCTTAAAGATTGGGATGCTACTGCTATGCTCAACCATGCAATAGAACGCATATCCCCTGACCAATCTTGCATTGTTCTTTTTTATGAAGACGATGAACTTAAATCACTTTCATCTCATGTAGATAATCAGCACGCTGTATGGATGTATGAATTGGCAAAGCTAATCATACTTCATCAATGCATTAACCATGAGTGACAAGAATGAAATTTAGAAAAAAACCTGTTGTGATAGAAGCCACACAATGGTTCAAAATGGGTGACCATCCAATGGTCTATGAGGTCATGGGTAATCCTAAAGAAATCAATGGATGGATTCGTATGACTCCAACAGGAGAATATGCTATCAAAACCCTTGAAGGCCATCATATCGTCAGTTCAGGTGATTGGATCATCACTGGCGTGAAGGGCGAACACTATCCATGTAAGCCTGATATTTTTGAAATGACATATGAAAGGGTAGAAGAATGAAAACCAAAGAAGAAATTAAAGAAGAGCTTATTGAGTTGTATGGTGCAAACAAAGCATTAGTCGAAGCAATGAAACAACTACACAATCAGCAAATGGAAATAACAAAGAGTATGTTTGCCTTGAACAATATGTTGAGAGACATGGAGAACAAGGATGAATAAAAACGAAACTTTACGCCTTGCATTAGAGGCGTTGCAAAACTCTTGGACAGAGCCTAATAATGAGCAATATGAAATTGAAAAAAATGCCATCACCGCCATTAAAGAAGCACTAGAAACAAAAGATGAGCCTGTTGCTTGGGGCATGGAAAAAGACGGAGTTATTCTTGATGTAATTTGCCCTACCGAACATGAGCGTGAAGAAGGTGAATACACCATACCTCTCTACACCCATCCTAAAGAATGGGTAGGACTGACAGATGAGGAAATTGAACAGATATATATGGATACCATGAATTTCCAAAAAATGGCAAGGGCTTTAGAGGCAAAATTGAAGGATAAGAACACATGAAAACACAAGAACAATGGGACGATTTAAAACAAAAAGTTAAAAATAACCATGGGTGGAATGGTTCAATGGTCAAGACTAAGTTTGTGTTGGCTGATGCCTTACGCAACCAAGTCTTAGAGGAAGTAGCTCAAGAGTTTGACAAGATGAAGTTTGGTGATACCTCCCATTCTTTTGCCATCTTCGTTAGAAACATGAAAAAATGATACAATTAACAAAAGATTAAGGGATGGCAAATGAGCAAACCAATGAGCGACTTCCAAAGGCAGTTTTTAGCTAAAGGAACTGGTCAGCAGTTATTCACTGAGCACGAGTTTAACGAGAAGTTAAGCCAAAAGATGGCAGAGATTATGGCAGTGGCTATCGACACATCCAAGACAGCAGTGATGATCGAGCGTGAAGCCTGTGCAGAGGTTGTACAGTGCCTTGCTGACCTAGAGGACGAGGGTGAGACTTGTACAGCCCTAAAGAACGCTGTAGAGGCTATTAGGAACCGTATACCTGCACAGAGGCAATGATTGAGAAGATACGCACGTTTGATGGGATAGTAAGAGGGACGCCACGCAATAGAAAGCTTGTGGTGATCGAGGGATATTTGTACAGATGTACTAACTGTGGTATAATTTGGAGAACTAAAGATGGCACAAAAGCCCACGACTGCACCAGCAAAGACTCGTGCGACACGCAAGGAAAAGGTAGTAATGCCGATTCAGCGCACAGTTGACGCAAAGACTACTAAGGCTCCGATACCGAAAGCCCCAACGCCAGAACAAGTCAACGATCTAGACTGGATGAACTGGGTAGAGTACGCCCAAGCTAGACTAAGATACTTAGAGAACAAGTTAGCAGGTGCTGAAAGCCAAATAGCAGAACTAAGAGCTAGTAACCTTGGACTCCAAAAGAGATTGCTCCAAGGCTAAGAACAAGTTAAACTTAAATAGTGCATAAGAGTTTGGGAGAACGTAATGCCTAGCCAAGTCGTCAACAAAGGTGGTAGACCAAGTACCTTCGATATAGATATAGCACAAGAGATATGTGCAAGGGTAGCTTCAGGCGAAACCATTCAAAACCTCACTAAACACCCCATATTGCCTTGCCAAGCAACTGTATACAAATGGCTTACACAATATCCTGAGTTTGCAGAGATGTTGCGTCAGGCGAGAGCAGACTACGCTGTAACGCTAGTAGATCAGTACGCTGAGATCATGGATAAGGAGCCTGCAACCTTCTTCGACAAGGAGGGAAACAAGCGTATTGACCCTGCATCAGTAGCTGACAAGAAGCTCAGGATGGAAGGTAGGAAGTGGTTAGCAGGGAAGTACAACACTCTCTTTGCTGACAGAGTTCCTGTTGAGAAGCCTCAAGAAGAGGGTCAAGTGGTGGATGTGATGGCTAAGGAGATTGTCACTACCCTAGTTAAGAACTATGAGATGAAGCGTCAGTTAGTGGTCTCCAATGCATGAGGAGATCATTGAGCAACTTCAAGACCCTGAGATTCAGGAGCACCTGAAGAAACTCCCTACTGAGGACTTGATCGCCTTCAAGTGGCACATGAGTTGGTTAGCGAACGCTCACGATCACCAGATTGTCCCTGCAGGTGAGTGGTGGAACATCTGGTTATTACTGGCAGGACGAGGAGCAGGGAAAACCCGAACAGCATCAGAGACCATCGGAAGGTGGGCATGGGAGCTTCCTAACTCTAGGTGGCTGTGTGCAGGGCCTACTAGCTCAGACGTCAGGGGAACCA